TAAACCTAGGCACACCCACAGTCATACGCAGACATATAGGCACGCGCTATCATTTCGCAGACACTTATAAAACCATCATAGAGCGTGGCGCAGCTATTCCGCGTATTCACACAGCTACTGTAGATGGGACGGTGGAAGGCGAGCCCGTGCTGCTTTCTAAAGAACTATTGCAGCAAAAGAGACGCGACATGGGGCCTTACGTTTTCAACTCTCAAATGCTTCAAAACCCAATTGCTGACGGAAATCAAGGTTTTAAAAGAATCTGGGTCATGTATCATCACTCCACCGAGTTCTCTAATATGAATCGCTACATACTCGTTGACCCTGCTAACGATAAAAAGTCATCTAGCGACTATACTGTAATGATGGTAGTTGGCCTCGGTCCAGATGAGAACTACTATATAATAGACATGTTGCGTGACAGGCTGTCTTTAACTGAACGTGCAAGCGCCCTCTTTCGCCTACACAGAAAATATAAGCCCAAGGGTGTGGGTTATGAACAATACGGTATGCAAGCTGACATTGCTCATATGAAAGACAAAATGAAGAGAGACAACTATAATTTTAGAATAACAGAGCTAGGAGGAAAGCTAGCAAAGGCTGACAGAATCAGAGCGTTAATCCCTGTCTTTGAGCAATTACGCATGTATTTGCCTGTTAGTTGTTATAAAACAAACTATGAAAAGAAAACCGAAGATTTAACCGAAGTTTTCTTAACTCATGAATATGACACTTTTCCTGTGTGCTTGCACGATGATATGCTAGACTGCTTAGCGAGAATATTACATGTTGATGAAGACTGGAAAGTAACATGGCCTTTGATTCATGATGATGAAGAGGATTATGTGGAATATAGAAGCGGTGGCGCATGGAGCGCATAATTTAACAAAGGAGTGTGGTGAATGGAATCACCGGCTATTAATGAGGCAATCTTTGAAGATCCGGATGCCGATGAAAAAGAACTAGATCCTTACGATTATGAGGATAAGTCGCCTACTGATGAAGATGAGCGTATTCTCAAAGAAATTCGTGAGAATATAAAGAAAGCTAAAGATCATCTTAATGACTGGTATAACGAAGCGCGCAGTTGCTTCGATTATTTCGCTGGAAATCAATGGGATGAGGAAGACCTACAAAAACTCAGAGATGAACGTCGGCCTGCTATCGTATTCAATCGTATTCCGCGTGTAGTTAATGCTATCGCTGGCCTTGAGATAGAAAATCGCCAAGAGGTTGTATACACACCACGCCAGTCCGGCACAGCTATTGCGTCTGAAATTTTAACTGGTGCAGCGGTATGGGTGCGCGATAACTGTGACGCAGAAGATGAAGAGTCCCAAGCATTTAAAGACACATTACTTACAGGCCTAGGATGGACTGAAACACGCTTAGATTATGAAATAGACCCAGATGGCGAGATTCTAATTGAAAGAGTGGACCCGCTCGAAATGGTCTGGGATATCACAGCTAAGAAGCGTAATCTAGATGATGCCGCATGGGTAGCACGAGAGAAAGTTTATTCTAAAAAAGAATTTCACGCTATTTGGCCCGATGCTGAAGTGGATATGTTAAACGGTGCTCAGCACAACAAAGGGCTACAACCTCACGACGCAACGTTGGCTCCTTGGTACATCAATGACCAATCATCTAAGGACCAGCGCGAAAAAGACAAGGTCATTGTCACACAGTATCAGAAGTGGATAAGAGTGCCGTTCTATCGTGTTCAAGATGATAAAAACGAAATCACTGAAATGGACGCTAAAGAATTCAATAAGATGAAAGAGATTATCGAATTACGCGGCTTTAAATATATAAAACAAATTCGCAGAGTATTTAAGCAGTATTTCGTAGCTGGCGAGCAAGTACTAGAGAAGGGCGATTGCCCAATTAACGGCTTCACTCTTCGAGCTATGACAGGCATGCTAGACAGAAATAGAAACTATTGGTTTGGAATGGTCTCAATAATGAAAGATCCACAAATGTGGGCCAACAAATGGCTATCCCAAACTCTACACATCTTCAACTCTAATGCCAAGGGTGGTTATCTTGCTGAAACAGGAGCATTCAAAGACCCAAGGCAAGCTGAACGCAGCCTAGCCCAGTCAAATATTACCTATCTAAACGAAGGCGGTCTTGCAATGGTGCAGAGAAAAGAAGCGCCGCAGTTCCCCCAAGGGATTGATGGGCTTCTTCAGTATGCAATCGCCTCTGTATCTGAGTTGGTCGGCGTGAACTTAGAAAGCTTGGGTATGGCTAATCGCGAGCAATCAGGCGTGTTAGAAGCCGAGCGTAAACGCACTACGATCACTATCGTAGCTGATTTCTTTGATGCATTACGCAGATACAGGAAGGAACAGGGCAGAGTTCTCGCTGATTTCATCGTGTCATACATAGCAGATGGAAGGCTAGTTAAGATTGCTGGCCCAGGGCTCGGTAAATATGTCCCTCTTGTTAAAGATCAGATGGACTTTACGTATGATATAGTCGTGGATGACACGCCAACTTCTCCGAACCAAAAAGAGAGAGTGTTTGCAATTCTGGTCCAACTTATGCCAACGCTTCTTCAAGCTGGCATACCTATTCCTCCGGAGATTCTCGACTTTGCTCCTCTTCCAGCATCTTTAATCAGAGATTGGCAAGAGTTAATTAACAAGCCAAGCCCAGATGCTGAAAGTGAGAAGATTAAAGAGCAGGTGCGCCTACAGCTAGCAGAGCTAGAAGCGGCAAAAATGCAACAAGATATTAAAAACAAAGAAGCAGATGAGGTTAACACTAAGACTCAATCGATGCTTAATTTATCTAAGATTGAGCACGAGCATGCGTTAGCAGCACACGAAGCAATATTGGCGCGTGATGATGCAATTGAGGCAAAGAGAAATGCCAACAGAGAGCATAACAGAAAGGATTTGGAAGTAGGCGTAAAATTAATAAAGGAGCTTAAGGATGAGCCAAGGCCCAGTCGATAATTATTTAACAGAAGATGAGCAAGCGTATTTTAAAAGCAGAGGCTCTGAAGAAGCAGAAAATAAAGTGGAAGATAATTTGATTGACAACAGTCCTGGAGAAGATATAAGTGCGGAGACAGAAGAGCAAAATGCACCGACAAAAGATATACAAGCAGATGGCCAAGATGGAGACGGACGACATGAACCTGTTTCTGACGGCGAAGAAGATGGAGAACCAGAAGAGACATCCTTAGAATCTGAAGGAAAAACCAGAGATTACGAAAAAGCTTTCAAAACCGAGCGACACAAGCGCAAAGAGTTAAAAGAAGCCCTTGAAGCTAATGCTCGCAAGACAGCAGATATAGAGCGCATATTAGCTGAATTAAAAGAGTCTGTGGGTGCACAAAAAGATGCTGCACAAAAGCCTCAGCCAGAAGAAATAGTTCCCGACCCAGAGGAAGATCCTCTGGGCTATCATCAATACAAAATCGACAAGCTTGAGCGTACCCTTGCTCAACACAATAACTATATAAGGCAACAGCATGAACAGTCACAACGTAGCGCGCAAGACCAGGCGTTTATAAGGGCCTGCGACAAATCTGTTACTGATTTTGCCAAAGATCACCCTGATTATTATGATGCATATAAATTTGTCCGAGATGCTCGGCTACAGGAGCATATGATATCTGGTTACACTCAAGATGAAGCGCAGAGTATCCTTGTAGAAGAAGAATTGGCTATTGCCGCAAAAGCATATAAAGATAAGGCAAACCCAGCGGAGCGCCTATATAAACTCGCTAAAACACGCGGCTTTGGAAGCGAGACTAAACCAGCAAGCACTAAAGATTTTGGGCATATTAAAAAAGGTATGGAGAGCTCTAAATCTTTAAAGTCAGGTGGCGGCGAAATATCTAGTAAAATCACCGGGGACGATGTAGATAGAATGGATTTTTCTGAGTTTGACGCATATTGGGCGAAGTATAAAGCTAAAGCAAAAGGACAGTGACATGGAAGATTATTCTTACATAAATGAAAAATGCCTATGCCTAGAGGCGCGAAAACAAAGCCGCATTGTTACACAATGTTTTAACAGACATCTAAAAAAAACAGGCCTAAAAATTACTCAATTGAACGTATTAGTAGCATTTTTAGTGCCTGGCATAAACTTGAATGAAATAGCAAAT